AGAAAATTAGGATATACCCTTTGTGACACTTTTATGATAAAAGAACTCTAATGTTTTACCAGCTCCTTATATCCTCCTACAAACTTGCCATTGTAAAATATCATTGGAAAATAGGTATAAGGTATGCTGGTATAGCTGCGAATGAATGCATAGAATTCGTCGCGCTTTCGTAGCGTTTCTATATGGGTATCACAGTTCACTATTTTTGTCTTCATTTTTGATTTAGCAAGATGCTCCTTTGCCATTTTACAAAACTTACAATTTGATATGGTATAAATAGTGTAGCCTGAAATTGCTGGCTTGGTGTATGTCATTCTACAGAATATACAACATAAAATATTACATTTTCCATATCTTGATGATTTGTATGGATGATGATATTGCTTGTGTTATCATATGTGCCGAAATTATTTAGAGTATTTAGACTGTTCTGTACTTGTTCTAGGTTGGCATTTATTTGTTCTAACAAAGTGCTGTTATATGAAGCTATGTGTTCGTATGCATGACTGTGCGAATTGGCATGTGAATGGTCGTATGTATGCAGATGGCTAGGAACAAATGTTAAATCTGAAACATTTTGCGAAGGCCCATAAAGCGTATGATGATAGGTATTGCTGTATGGCTGAATATTATGGATGATGATGTTATTGTTGTTTATGTATATGCAGTAATTGTCATCTATGTGTATGATATTAGAAACAAAAAGCAACTGCAAATGAACGAGTGTCTTGATTTTCTTTTGTTTTTTTATTATGGCTATACTTTCTGGTAAAAAAATGTGTTTTTTCACAATATATTCTATAATATCCCTTGGCAGATATTGATGCATTTTGTCAATATAGGCATCTATACATCTCATCATCTATTCTTACAAGAAACATAATTTTTATGATGTTTACTATTCACATGTCTGTAGACATGATAATCTCGAAATGATACGAAGGATTTGCCGCATTCACATTCAACTACATTGGTTATTTTTCTGATTTCATATTCGTCTTTTGCCCTTTCTTTATACTTGGTTTGCATATTCAGAATGTATTTTCTGCAATCATTGCAATGCAGATAATATATATTTTCTTTCTTGTTTTTAAGAGAAAACTCAGTAATATCCTTGCGTTCATGGCACTTAGTGCATTCCATGATATGACTGTTCTCTATTCTTTTATGTGGTATATTTTAAACTTGTGATAGACGACAAAATGTTTTTATAATTGTCTAATCATTTTTTTCATGTCATTTGGAATAAACAAAAATATGACCTTCGTATGTAATAGGACATTATGCAGAAATTGATGAATATAGGAGGTAATGCTAGTATCCGAAGTAACAGCATTGACAGAAATGACGAAGATAATTATGCTTTGTTATTGATGTATAAAGATTACACTATGCTTATGCATATTGCTAGTAAAAAGACTTCTTCATTTTACTATAAATTGAAAATGTTTTTGACTATTATAAATCTCCTATTGTCAGCGTCTTCTTCTGCAATTGATGCTGCATATATGAATACACCATTAGAACCAGCAAAGTTGGAATCAAGGACTTTGTTTGGAATGAGTGCTATTATCAAATCTGGCATGGTTATCAACTTTGTCTTATGTTTACTAACGGCATTTTTATACTTGTTTGAAATAGCTCAAAAGGAATTATATTATAAAATTTATGCAGATAATTACTTGCGCCTTAATAATGCTATTATGGCAGAAGTTTCGTTAAATAAGGCAATACATAAAGACTTTCTCAAATTCATTGTATTCGAGTTTACCTTCTTGATTGAAAATAATAAATATGATATCCCTACCTTTATCAAGAGAAGGATAAAGAAAAACTATTCACAATATAACATACCTCCTTATATTGATATATATATCAATAACTTCAAAAATAAGGGGGTATTTTCGAATTTGAAAACTTGGGTCACCAAATGTGAGTGTGATAAAACGGAAGCGAGTACTGTCAGTCCAGTGATGAAACATTACAGTTTTGACGGGCATTACAACTACATGTATGATTCACAAAATATTGCAATTAAAAATGAAGATTGTGTTGACAGTGCTAGTAATTTAATGCCAGCACTCTGCAAAGTCAAAATTATAGAGGGGTCGCAGTAGTATTATGGAACTAGTGTCAATTTGATAGACTTATTGAACTTTGCTACATGTTCTTTCGGAATATTCTCAAATGAGATTAGTTTCATATTGAATAAGAATTTATCATACATGCTATTTTCTTTCATATACTGGACCCTCTCATCATCTGGCATTGACGCAATGGATATTGCTTTTTCTTTTGTTATTCCTGTTGCTATTTTCGGGATATTATCACTCTTGTCTCCATAGATGGCTTTCACATAGAGGTCCACTTTTGCATTATTTGTTCCTCGCGCCTTGAGTTCTTTAAATTGCATATTAAAGACAATCACATTGGTATCTATAAGTTGCAAGAAATCATTGTCATTTGTGATGATGACTAAATTAGTTTGCATTGGTATTTTTTTCTTAAGCGTAGACTGTAATAGATAGATAACATCATCGCCTTCCAGACGCTCAACATTGAGTGTCTGTATTTTCATCTTTGACACATAGTCATAAAAGTATGGAAAGATTTTACCGTTAAATTGATGGCTCTGTATTCTAGATGCTTTGTACTGGTCGTAGATATCATTGCGCCATATATCACATCGCATACAATCCATGCAAAAGACAATATTAGCAGTGGTTGTATTCCACTTTTTGCAAAGTTTTTTGATATCATTTTGCACATGTTTGTAGAAGGCTGTCATAAACACTTCATTTGATACAATACTTTCAACATCTACTTCAATTTTCTGAAAAGAAAACCAACGAAATGTTGCAAAATACCTATAAAATACATAGTAACTTGTATCAATAAGAATGATGTTCTTATCCTTGGATAGATTTATAAGCTGCATCTTATTATAAATAGTATATAATCTATTATTTTATATATAGATTGTTTCATTTTTTCGTCACCTTCCTTCTGCTATTTTTTATTTTTGGAAGTTCTACTGCTGGTTGCTCTATAAGCTGCTGAGGCACAGGAGCCTCGGGTACCGCCTGTAAAGGCTCAGGTACCGTATTTACCGCCTGTAAAGGCTCAGATGTTGTTTTCGCTTTTGCTGCAGGTCTCTTTGTAGGCTTTTTGGTTGGTTTTGATGAAGCAAACTGTTTGGCATCTTCAATTATCTTTTTGAGCTCATCTGGGTTATTTTTAATGTTCTTCCATTCTTCAACGACCTTTGCAAAGTTTGTTTTGTTATCATTATCAGGTTCAGTTTCTTTTAGTTGGTTAAGCCTATATGACAAATACAAGTTATAGTCTGTTGTTTTCTTCTCTGTTATTGGAGGCAATGTTATACTGGGTACCACTGAATTTGTAGCTGGTTGTTCTTGAGGCTGCTGATTTTGCGTGTCCTTCATAAGTGGTTCCTCTGGTGTTATAGTGCATGCATCTTCTCGTTTCACCCATACCTTTTTGTTGTTTTTGATCTCTACTACCCAAATATTTTTATCATAACCTTCCATAACAGAATTGATAGCATAGGCTTCTGCAGATAATCCAAATCGAAGTGGCGATTGTTCCTTACCGGTATAAGTACAAGATGGGTAATTGATACAAGGCTTCTTGATAGACATTTTGCTCTGTGGAATAAATCAACAAAATAGAATGTCATTTTTTTTATTTTACTTGGAAAATAAATGTTCTATTCTGGAATTAAAAGTGTAAAAAATGATTTGTGTATATATTATAATTTTGTTTGCACTAGAAATGCAAGGCAAAAACTTTTATGAAAGACTTGATGAAATTTTTAAGAAACTCATAACCGAAAACCCTGAGTATTTTAATAAGGAGTTTCTTAAAATGAAATCAGAAATCATAAAAGCTTATGAATATGATAATAATCACAAGGGAGAATATTTAGCAAAGGTAATGAAGGTCAAGCAATATGATATAACAGACGATGGAAAAATTGTATTCGTCTAAAATAAAGAGGGAACAATGCAAACGGATCCTATTTCAATAATGGTATATACTATATTAATTATTATTTTATATTTTTGCATTGCATTCATAATGAAAATATGCTATTTATATTTGCTCCTACCACCTTTTAGCGCCTTCAGACAATATACCTATGATTGGGGACAACCCTTGATGTTTATTGTGTTAGGAGTGTGGGAAGTTTTATATTGTACGCCAGTTATGATAGTTATGGCTGTTATCTTCACAATTTTATTGTTAGTAATAATTATTGTCTACATTCTCTGGTTGGTACTTCAGAATATACCTATTATTGGATGGGTTATTATTCAAACAGTGCCTCCTTTCAAACAATTTGAAGAAGCAGGTATTTTTAAATTGCTGGAAGACCTGCAAAACACGATTGCTACATGGCTGCCTAAGAATGTTGGCAAAATGTTTGGTAGGATATTTTTAATTATTGTCAAGTTTACCAAGGATAAAATCATTGATATTGCCAAATTGATTAAGCCTGATTTGCAGCTGAATGCCAGTGAAATAGATGCCATATTGGGTAAAGAAGGTTTCCAAAATCCTGAAGAGAATGTTGTGAATAAATTCAAACAAAATACATTGGAAGTTATTGAGATGAAGAACCAAGCGGACAAATATAAGAGCTTACAGAGTATAACGCCTGATATGGAAATGCAAGACCGTATGGTCGCTATATTTCAGAATGAGGCCAAAAAGATACAAATAACACTGAATAACACACCAAACAATTTCAAAATAGAAACGGCTACTCTTCCAGGATAGACCAAAACATATGATTTTATTTGTATCTATTTATTAGATAAAACTCTCCATTTGAGTTATGAACGACACATCAAGACAAGAAGCGTTTATTGAGGCAATTAAAATTATCAAAGAAAAAGGTAATATTGAGTTTGATTCTTATGAAAATATCAAAATAATAGATAAAGATTATATTGATAAAGTGATTAAATATGGGGATGAAGATGATGTGTCATATTACACAGCATTAATAAGCAATATGGTTTATAATATTCAGAAAATGATATATATATATACTGACAATATGTTATATCATATAGGTAAGGTATATAATCATGATTATCCTTATTACATTATATTTTTGAATGTATTTTTCATCCTATTTTTATTTGTTATTGGATTTATCTTATGTTGGGATGATGTCTATAGAACTGCTGCAAAGTCATCAAGATGCACGAAGATAACACAAATTGTGAATGATAATATCCCTATAGAATATCCTTTCATGTATAGTGTTGTCATCATACATGAGAGTGATATGGATAATTTGCTGGAGAACTTTGCTCTAAGGATTAATTTTGATTTCCTCAAGAAAACTACAACTGTAGTATTTGGAGATGATGACTATTTGGTTGATGCTACTGTACCTTACAGCGGACAGAATGAAACGCCGTTTGCATACTATGACTTAAATGACATGAAAGAGGGTATTCTTGAGAGAATTGATGCTGAAGTCCTTGCTGGTATCAAATATCATTACATTCCTATGACACCTGATAACAGAAGACTGTATACAGATGCTGCTAAAAAATTAGCAGAATTTGTCAAAGAATATGGTCGGAACCATCAGAAGACACCTGTGTATCCTATATATAACATCTTGAACGCAGCAGAACAGCACAATATGAATAAATATTAAATTGCTTATTTATAAAGTAGATAAGATAGGGATATGAATAATCAGGATGAAGTTCGTGATACTGTAGATAACAATTTTGACACGTTTAAAAAAACATTAGAAACAAAAATTAATGATATTAAACAAAAAATTAATGATATTGAACAAAAAATTAATGATATTGAATCCTTGATTCAACAATTAAATTTATCTAATAAATTAGTACAACAAATAAAAAAATTAATAACTGAAATTAAAAATAAAAATGATTATGTTTATAAATATTACCTAATATATACTGATAAAGAAATAAATACAATATATCCTAATAGAAAAAAAAAAGACATTATTATTTATGTTGGAAAACAAATAGAAAGAATACATAATGAATTAAATATAATAGAAAAAATTAGCCAAATACAAAATACCAGTACCAATCACGATATCCAGAATACTATTAAAACAATAATGAGTGAATATAATGAAAATCAAAAGGGTGAGTTCAAAGCAAATCAAGAGGCATTAGCTAACAGAGGTATTAAAATAGATGATTTTGAAGATATTGCTAAAGTTAGCACCAAAACTGTTGGTAAAATAAATAAATATACACCTGGCGAAATAGAGGAAGCTAATGAATTAAGACTTTCTCCAATATTTGCTTATATGTTATGGTATAATATAAAGAAAACTGTGTTATCATTTTTTGATACTATCATATACCAGTTGAATATATTATATGCAAATGAGTTCAGTTATTATGAGTTCTTCTTGATTGTCATCTTCACGACTTTGATATTGGTTGTTGGTATCATACTATATTGGGATCATGTCTATAGAACAGCTAAGAAGCTGTCACGTTGTAGTAAAATTAACATGATAGCATATCAGAACAGAGACAAAGATAAGTACCCATTCGTATATGTCATAATGATTATAAATGAGAGTAATCTGGATGCTGTCCTTGATAAATATGTCCTCAAACTCGAGTACAATTTTGTGAAGAAGACCACCAATGCCATATTAGGTGAAACAGAATATGTCAATGAAGTTTTACTGAGTGATACAAGTTCAAGTTATGATGTGGTTAATAGTAATATTAGCACAAAAAAAGCTACATATGATACAGCTTTTGCAGCATATGACTCTTCAAATATAGCATATCCAGATAGCATAACTCCAGATAGCATAGTCGAATGGAAAAATTGTAAAATAAAATATGATAGTAATTGTAAAGAGCATAAAAAAATAGATGGAAAAACTACGTGTACTCTTTATGATGATGAATGCGCTATAACATGCGCTAATTATGATGCAAAATGCAGAAAACTTGTATCACAAAAAGTATTGAAAGAAGCAGAAGACGATTTGAATAGTGCTAAGAATCTTCTTTCTGCTGAATTGGCAAAGTCTCAATTTACTTATTTTGATTTGGGAAGAATGCAGAGCAAGAAGCTGGAAAGTATCAATAAAACTTTGATTACTGATAGAAAATATAAGTATATTTGCATGACACCTGATAATAAAATTCTCAAGACTGAAATTGCTAGAGAATTGGCAACATTTGTCAGAGACTTTGGCATGAATGATAAGACAGATATATATCCTCTTCATAGTGTTCTAACTGCTGTGGAAAAAAGCAAAGAAGTGAATGTCTAAATGAAGACTTCTTCAAGTAGCTTGCGAAGGTCATCTACCTTATTAGGAGCATCACCCTTAATCTTGGGGTAGTTAATATTGAATTCTACATACATATTGCCTTTATTGCCAGTATTGATAATTGGCATACCCTTACCTTCAATGAGATATTTTTTACCATGTGCTAAGACACCGAAAATCTTAGTATTTAGATTGATAGTCTCCTTGAAATAAGGAATGCTAATATCCTTGCCAACTACAGAATCTACAAAGGAAATATCACACTTGTAGTGCAGATCATTGCCTTTCCTAACAAACTGTTTATGTTCTTCAATTTTGATATTCAAGAAGAGGTCTCCAGGCTTCTGATTGGAAGTCTTGGGCTGTTCGCCCATATCAGGGAATACACTCTTATAATTCTCGTCAACACCTGGTGGAATGATAAGAGTAGCATTTTGCTCCTTGGAATACACGCCTTGTCCGTTGCATTCTTTGCAACTGGATTTAGGTTCGATAATGGTTCCAGAACCCTGGCATTTATCACAGGGTCCTTGGAATATCTGTTGAAGTATTCCTAGATTACGCATCTGTTGAATGACGCCTCTGCCATCACATTTGTTGCAAGTCTTATTGCAACTATGACAATATTTTCTGAGAGAAATTGTCATATTCTTATTGACCCCATCATAAACTTCTTCAAGGCTCAATACCAAAGTCTTCTCCACTGAAGCACATTTTTTTTGGTTATTATGTCCGCCTGGACCGCCCATGCCAAATCCGAAGAAGTTATCTTGAAAGTCATCGTCAAAATGACCTCCAAATGGTCCGCCACGACCTCTGAAAAATGCCTCAAAAATATCTTGATGGCCTCTAAAATTAGGTCCAGGGCCACCACCTCCGCCTCCATTATAGTTGGTATCACCTAGGCTGTCATATTTTGCCTTTTCATTCTCGTCGCCCAAAATATTATATGCGTTAGAAATCTCCTTAAACCTGGCTTCCGCTTCTGGATTACCTTTGTTCTTATCTGGATGAAATTCAAAAGCTAGTTTCTTGTAAGCTCTTTTGATTTCATCTTGAGATGCACCTCTGTTAAGGCCTAGAGTGCTGTATAATTTAAAATTATCTCCCATCTTAAATGTAAAAATAAAGCTATTGCTTATATCCATATAACATATAAGACTATGATATTTACAGTATGCAATGATTGAAGAGAATATTCTTATCTGTGGCATTGTCAAGAATGCGGCGAAACATTTACATAAAAGCATTCGGTTATGCATTCAAACAGGCGAATTATTCAATAATTATAAAGTCATCGTATACGAAAATAATTCGACAGATGATACAAAGCATATTCTTCAAGCGTACACTGAAAACCCCAATTTTACCATAATGATGGAAGACATACCATATGATGATATAAAGAGAAATAGTAAAGTATGGGCTTATACACAAATAACAGGAAGCGACCATCCGTGTAGAATAGAACAGATTGCAAATGCTCGGAACAAAATAATAGCAGAATGTAAAAAGCCAGAATACGATGAATATACTTATATCATGTTTATTGATCTAGATACGGATGGTTGGTCTTTCGATGGTATCATAGATACATTTGGGAGAAAAGATGAATGGGATGCCATTTTTGCAAACGGATTGCAAGGTAATAGATATTATGATTTATTTGCGTACAGAGATTTGCGTGATTATATATTTTGTGCCGAACTATTGGGAGATTATAGTTTCTCATTAGACCATAATATATACATATCACCGTATGATTCAAATTTACTACCTGTCGTGTCTGCTTTTGGAGGAATAGGGATTTACAAAAAAAACACTATTCACAGATGATATTCAATATAGTTGTATTGTGACAGAACCGATTATATCATATTACACGTCAATTTTGTCAAACCCAAAAAATATTGACGAGAAACTGTTAAAGATGATTACAGAACCTTGTCCTAAGTTTCCTGGTGGTTATACCACATCATACATAAAAGACAATGAAGAACATACAATGTATTGGAAAAATAATAGTGGATATGATAATGTTGTGGTATGCGAGCATGTCTCTGTAAATATTGCTTTATTTATGAAGGGACATAGATTAAGGATAAATCCTAGGATGATTTATTTGTGGTCTGGTTAAGGCCAAAAAATATTTTTTTTGGTTTTTAGTTTTTTAAGCTATTTACAAATTATTTATTTAGTAGTCGTCATACCATTCGCCTAGGATACTGTCTCCATGGACCTCTACCATATGGTAGAACAAGTAATGGTGCTTTCCATCATTGTAGATGAAATGTGCTGGGTTGAAGAAATGTTCGAAGAGAGAGTTTTCGCCGTAATACTCCAAGATGAGTCTCTCCATCTCATACGCAAGATCTGTGTCAAGTTTTGTCATGTAGGGGAACCTCATGACTTCGTATACCAGTTCCTTGAACTCCGAAATAATCAGGTCTTGAACCAAGTTGCTTACAGGAGATTCCTGTATCGCCTTCATAAGCTCTGCTTCTTTACTGGAATATTTGCCAATGTTATCTTCTTGCTTGCGGTTCTTTGCTTTCAGAAGTTCAATTGTGTTGCTGAAAACCATGTCAAAGTATCTTTGTGTCTGTACCTTGAAGTACACCTCAAACATCCTTGTTGTTCGCTTTTGCTCTTTCTAATATCCACCAATCAGTTTTTCGAATGTAACCAATCATTTTTTTCTCATTTTCTCATCAAATGAGAACAAATTATTTCTAGTCATTTTTGACATCTATGTAGTCATCATCATATAGTGGAAAATCTGTCTGTGTGCCTACTGTGAATGTAGGAATATCTCTCACAAAGAATGTAGCATCAGATGGTGTATCTGTCTGTGTGTATACGGAAATCAGGGTCTTTGTATCTTTTGCCTGCGAATATTTAGCAAGCTGTTTCAGCATCATTTTCATCTGTTCTTTACATTCTTCATTTTGAATGAACCTTCTTGCAATATTCATATCATACATTGCTGTACTATGCAGAAAGAATGCAAACATTTTTGTAATCAACAAAATATAAAAATAAATATCATTTTTTCACAGACATAAAGAAAAGTTGCATTATAATATATTGAAGAATGAGATGCAAAGTATGCAATAAGAAAATTAGTTTGCTGGAAACGATAACAGCTACATGTAGATGCAGAGAAAGCTTTTGTAATATGCATAGAATAGAACATATATGTACGTTTGATTACAAGGAAGATTACAAGAATAATAACAAACTGGTAGCATGCGTAGCAGATAAACTATCAGAGAAGATCTAGTTGCAGATATATCGCATCATAATATTCATGGTATATAGCTCTTGATTTAGTAGCTTGAATGCATATGGCATACGCACTTGTGCTATATCTGTATTATTTTTACAATATTTGCAGTTATAAATATTCTTGTCTGTATTTACATTTGCATGTAGGCCACACTTCTTGCAAACAAATACCCTATAATTGTCTGACACATGCAGCATTCTCTCTGCAAGGAAGTTAGCTGTTCCATGCGACAAGAAACAGTCACGTTCCATCTCTCCCAGACGCAAGCCACCTGAGCGAGCCCTACCTTCACTAGGCTGTCTTGTTAGCATTACGATGGGACCATTGCTTCCTCGCGAATTTCCAGTCCAAACAGGCTTACCATTGCGTCTTACCATAAATACTTCTGTGCTGACACTGAGACAGTAGACTGGACCTTCATAATAATACATTTCTTCTTCTTGGATGCTTTGCTTTTTATGATGTCCGTGATTTACAGATGGTTCATTCTTTGAGGTAATCACAGATATTCTCCAGATATCATAATTATTACATACATCTCTACCTGTAATCTTGACTTCATTGGAACCTGCCTTGATATGGCAAGATTTCATTGCACTCCAACCTGCATGCAAGCATAATCTCATGAAGTCATCTGCCAATCCTGTAGATGATGTGTAATACAGGGTGCAACCATTTTTGTTAAAGCATCCATCTCCTAATTGCATGGCATGTATCAGTTTTCTAGCTTGTTCTTGACTGAGCTCCCACACCCACTCTGGTAGCCTCTTATTAGGTGCACCAACACTCAATGGCGCCATATAAGCATGTAGTTGTTTGTTGTTAATTTCTAATTTTTCACTATATACACAATATGTATATCCAAGTGTTTGAACTGCATTATATAATACATCTTTTACTCTTTGTTTATTGATTGAAATTGTTATCCTGTATTTTGTTTCGTTTTTACCATTATAAGCCCATCCTTCAGCCATCCAGATACCAAAGAATGTTATCCAAGCATCCATGTCAAATACTTTTTCTTCATATTCTTGGAACTCTGGAAGAACAAACTGATACTCTGGCATATCCCACTCAGCGTTTCTCTTGTACTTCACATGCTTACCCATAATGTCTTCTGCTTTCTCAAGTCTGTAATCACTCCATACATGTTTGCGTGTATGGCAAGTCTTAATATACATTCTGTGATTGGCAGTGACATTTAGACTAATAGCTTGATTTTCAACTCTATACATATTACCTTTGTAATCAGGATAATGATGGATTTCAAGAGGATGTTCGTATACAAGCTTGCCATCCTTGAGAATAGCTACTTTATCATTCAATGTAACTTGAGGAATAAACTTCCACCCTTCTGCTGTCAAAACTTCATGGTCCTCTTGGACGCAGTGTAATTTGTCAGAAACCATATGCTTCAGTCGCTGGTAATAGGTAGGCCCAATGAAAATCTCAGTTTTGATTTGTTCTCCTGTACGACCATTATAGAGGATTTCATTACCATATCGCTCCATCCCAGACATCTCCAGAACTTTTGCAATACTTTCCACAGAACAGTCATTATAAGGTGTGGCGTCACCAAAGGCACCAATATGACATCCAGCTTTTCCCATGATACATTCCATGAGCTGTGCCATAGTCATACGCGAAGGGATTGCATGCGGGTTCATGATAATGTCAGGAACTACTCCATCTTTAGTGAAAGGCATATCCTGATGTCTGTAAATCATTCCGATAGTTCCCTTCTGTGCGCTGCAACTAGCACATTTATCTCCAATCTCAGGCTTCCTATTCTTCCTTACCCTGATTTTGCAGAACTTATAGCCATCACTATTAATCCCGGAATAGTTCATATCAACATACCCATCATCATTTGATTTCATAGTCATGCTATTATCCTGGTAAGTTATGACACCATTGACCTTCTTAGGCATAACCTTTCCAACTAAGATGTCATTGCCAGCCACATAGGTATTCTTTGATACGAAACCATCATCATTCAGCTTGTTGTAAGAATAAGGCTTCAATGTAGCCATATTGGTGGGATTGACGAAAATCTCCTCTTCACCAGTGCTATGGTTCTTATTGCATACATCACGCATTGCCTTGTAATAGGTGCTAGTAAACAGACCTCTATCAAGCGCAGACTGATTTACCATAATACTATCCTCTTGATTAAAGCCAGTATGGGTCATGATAGCCACAATGGCGTTCACACCACTTGGCAGCTTATGTGCCATTGTATACTTAGATAGCTTTGTATATACCAATGATTTCTGAGGATAGTTGAGAATATTTCCCATAGTATCAATGCGTTTGTTGAAGTTGCTTGCATAAATACCAAGCGCCTGCTTACCCATAGCACAGTTACTGATGGCAAATGAGTTGCCACCAATAAAGCTGTGGTTATCACTCTTAACAGTAATATCTGAAATATTCTGATTTCTATTCTTGAACCTCTCGTGAAATGGTACAAAGAGAATATCACCACTTACCTCAATAGTCTTGTACCATTCGTCGAATGTGTATTGCACTTCCTTCAGACCTATTCTCTGTTGATATTCAAGATATAGCTGATATTCATTGCTTACAGCCAACTCTTTCAATAGCACACTATTGTACCTGCAACCAATCTTGACAAAGTATTCGCGAATACTCTTCCAGTCATTGGCGTTTGGTAGTTTGCTGATACCATTTTCTACTAGAATCTTCCTAACAACTTCTGGTAAAATATTCATATCTGCTGTATTCAATTCTTCCATGTCAGCATACTTGCCTGATAAATAGCCACTTGCAAATTCGAGCCTTGCAATAAGACCACATTTCTGTATCCATGAGATATCTTTCATTAGATACCTCATGTAAATGATGAAGTTTGTATCGTACATGCCATAAGTCTGAAAGCCTATAAACTTGACATCTTTATTGAAGTCTTGGCTGTCCTTCTTATTCTTGAAATGGGCCTCATTCGCATAATAGTATCCTGCTATACGTGCAATAATATTCATGCAACTATTATTGCTATGCAATGGTACCAGGCCAAGTTCTTTGTAAATACTTGATGAATTTTCAAACTTCACGATGTCAAGGTTAACAGTATCACCTTCATTTGCTTTTAATGAATACACATCATAGAGGTTTGACTTCATGTAGATGCCTAGTTTGGTCTTAAGAGGCACGAAATTATTGGAAATCATCCAGCCTTTACTTGTCATAAACTTGTGATCGTATGTGGCTATCAAATTTCTCCCACTAACTGTCAAGACATTGTAAACCATCTTTGGTGTTATCCTATTGTAGTGATTTACAACCACTGTATGTTCGCTCTCCATTGTTTGAGGATTGAAGCATACTACTTTGTCTCCAATCTTGATATCTTTAATCATCTTGAAAGTCCCATCACTCATATAAACAGTCTCTAGCTGATTGATGCATTGATAGCAGTTTCTAGGCGACTGATTATGGTCGCTGAAGGGGATGTTAACACCCAAGATACCATTCATCAAACTGGGGTGAACCTCACAGTGGGTGTAATAAGGCGGGTAAGCAGTCCCTTTGATACCTTTTTCCAGGTCACTTGGGAATGTGGCAATCATAGCGTGGTTAATTTCATCACAGTCCATGTATTCAATAAAACCCTCCTCATCTAGATAACTATCAGGGTCTTCTGGTGTCTTAGAAGTCTCGTTGGGAACAACAAAGTATCCAAAGTCCTTGTCATGGATATACTCTTTCCAAGTCAAATTCTTCCTCTTCAAAATCCTGCTGATACGTAATTCGCGCTTTTGCGTAATAGGATCAATATCTACAATATAGAGTGGTCTATACATGCGCCCAGCCTCAGTGCTAATGGCAATATAAGACTGTTGAATATTCCAGATAACAGATGTCATAGGGTGAATGACACCACTGCGCTTATAATGCTTGAGCTTTCTATACAACTCATCAGGTTTGTCAAAGTATCCTATGATATCACCATTTATCATTATATAGACATTGTCTTGGTTACCCATCTGCTTCAAGAATGCAGTAGAAGAAGAGCCTCCGCCAGAAGAGGCTACATAGCTATAGCTGTCATCATAGATAACAACACCTAGTTCTACCAGGATCCGGCGTATATGAGTACTATTCATGGCAATCGAAATATGTGTACTTAGAGCCATATTCTTCACAAGACCTACCGAGCTACCTTCCGGAGTTTCTGCAGGACATATCATGCCTATCTGTGAGTTATCCAGCTTTCTAGGCTGTACTAGCTTGCCATTCTTCTCCATAGCAGTGTTGATACGCCGCAAGTGTGATAAGGTGCTAGCATAAGACATCCTGTTTAAAACTTGAGAGACACCTTGCCTAATATTCTGGAAACTACCAATACTTTTGATACCCCAATTGCCAGTTGAAAGTGAATACTTGATCCATGACTCTAACAAGGATTGTTTGAAGAACCTGTGAATATTAATATCTGTTATGATTTCCGATGTAGGAATGGCTACATTGCCGCGCCAGAGGTTAAGCTCCTTCTCAATATTTACCTTGAGTTCTTTTGTCATCTTGCCATAACATTGGCGGAAGAGATTACTCATTAGGACGCCAGGAGTATCCACTCGCTTGTTGATATAAGAGTCGCGATTATCATATGTATCATAGCCAAGATAGATACGTATCATCTTACGAATAATATAGCCCAGATAGAGTGCTTTGCGCCTATAGCTCTTTCCAACATGAGGCAAGAAATCATTCTGTAGATTATGATGAAGCAAGGTGCGATTATCATTGTGTTTATTCGCTCCAATCATAATCTTTATGAGTGTATTCTCTGCATCCTCTTGTGTATTGATATCACAAGCATCCTCGCAACAAGCCATGAGCTCGTTAATAATACGCTGATTGTTAGGATTTTCAAGGTCATATACAATATGTTGAATAATCTCCTTATCACTTGTTACGCCCAATGCACGGAACACTACAAATACTGGTATCTCTGTGCGGAGGAATGATGTATTCATACGGATGATACGCCCCATATGATTCAGCTTACCACTCATATTGAGACTAGTAGTTTTGGGAGGCAGATAAGAAGAATCACACATGGATCTGATTTCAGCATAGAGGCCTTCCGAATTATTATTCGGCTGGAATACAAGTGTTTTATTTTCATTTATCCTGTCCTGAGAAATGAGAACTTTTTCATTTCCATTGACAATGAAATATCCGCCGAAATCATAAATACACTCGTTATTATCTTGCTCTCCTACAGCTGGCATCTGGTTTAGTACACAGAGTTTTGAATGGACCATAATGGGTATTTTGCCAATATACACACCATTTACTGTCTTATCAAACTTCTCTATCATACCGTCTTTATTGATGACCTCTATGACAATATGGACGTTAACATAGAGACTGCTGGAGTAAGTGAGATTATTCATGCGTGCGATGTAAGGTGTCATAATGGTCTGAGTTCCATCTTGCAACTGATAGTAGGGTTTGGTGAGACTGGGTTGTTGGATATTGATATAAATGTTGTATACATTATCATTGACTGCATCATTTTTAGGGTTGGCTATCTTTACCTTGATAGGGTTGAAACCTGCGATGATTTGTCCTAGGGTATTGTCGACAAACTTGTTATAACTGTCAATCTGATGCTTCACAAGGGGATTGGAGGCCTCTTGGGAGCCACCCTTTTGAAAGCAAGTATCCAAAATATCCCAGCAGATATCCTCAAACATTCTCAGTTGTTTGTTAATATAATATTATTCTTAAATGTCATTTTTTTTCATGCTTCCAAATGATTTTTGGCAAGATTTTAGTCCTTTGACATTGTAAAAAATGATAGTATATACCCTTATCAAGGTATTTTGAGACTGTAAAGCATATTAGCGTAATAGTTCTATATAACATTATAAAAATAGTACATAATCAAAATAAAAATACAAAATCCAAAAACTTTTTGAAAATCTAAAAATAATTCAAT